GTATTACTATGAAGGAAGCCAAAGTAATCAGTGAAGCATACTGGAAAAGGAACTGGAGTGTTAAGGCTATCAGTGACAGCATGGTAACTAAAGAAGTTGAAGGTAGTACCTGGCAGTTTAACCCAGTGTCTAAGCTATGGTACAGTTTAAGAAGCGACAAGGATAAGTTCAGTACATTGTGTCAGGGTACAGGAACTTACTTGTTTGATATGTGGGTAGGATTCATCTTAAAAGAAAGGGAGCAACTAACAGCTAACTTTCACGATGAAATAATATTGGAGGTAAAGAAAGGCAATAGAGATAAGTGTGTGAAATTGTTGGAAAATAGTATAAAAAAAGTAAATCGTATGTTAAAATTGAATCGAGAGTTGCAGGTTGATGTACAATTTGGTAACAACTACTCAGAAATACATTAAGGAGATTAAGATGGGATTTGAAAGAAAGTCACAACCAAGGGCCGCTAGCACCATGGAGTATGAGAATCTAACAGAAGGCGAACATGAAACAAGGTTAATCTATGTAGCTGACTTGGGTATGCAAAACAGAGAGTACAAGGGTGAGGTTAAACCACCTGCACAACAAATATCTCTGTGCTTTGAAGTGCTAGGCTCTACTATTAAGATAGATGATGTAGAACAACCTAGAATTATTTGGTCAAAACCTTTTAATATATTTGGTACTATGTCTGGCTTGTCAACAGAGTATGATTATTTTAAGGCTTTTGTACCTACTGCTAAAGAAGATACAACTGCTGATTGGGAATCAGTATTAGGTGAACCAGTTAATATTATTATCAAACACGTTCACAAAGATGGAGCTGTGTACGATAATGTATCTGGTATTACTGCTATTCCTAGCAAGTATCGTTCTAAGGTAGATAAAGCTGTTACTACTGAGTTTGCTATAGCTGGCTCTGAAGATGTTGACAGCCCTGCTATTAAAAGTTTGTTTGGATTAGCTAAACACGTTCACGATAAGCGTATTACTGGTAATGTTGCACCAGCTAAAGAGCCACAGCCAGTAATAGAAGAAGAAACTTTTGATGATGCTGTTCCATTCTAAGTGAAAGCCCTCATTGATGGTGACATCATAGCTTACAGGGTAGGCTTTGCTTGTCAGAAGAAGGATAAGGAAACAGGGTTGGTTACGGCTGACCCTAAACCTTATGCTCTCCATTCTACTAAGCTCTATGTCAATCAGATAATAGAGGATTGTGGCTGCAATAGCTACACCATATACCTCACACCTAAGACAACCTTTCGTAACAAAGTAAGAGATGACTACAAGAGCAATAGGAAAGACATTGCCAAGCCAGTTCATCTTGATGCTATCCGTACCTACTTGATTAGTATTTACAAAGCTAAAGTGGTAGATAATATAGAAGCTGATGATGCGTTAGGTCTTAAACAAGATCCTGGTACTATGATATGCAGCATAGATAAAGACTTGTTGATGTGTGAAGGTAATCATTACAATTTTGTAAAGCAAACTTTTACAACTGTAACTAAAAAGCAAGGCACTGAATTCTTTTATCAACAGATGCTGACTGGTGACAGTGCAGATAACATCTTAGGTATTAGAGGTTTGGGTAATGTCAAAGCAAAGAAGATCTTAAATAATACCCCAAGAAAAAATTGGGATAATATGATTATTGATAGATATATAGAAGAGTTTGGTTATGATGAAGGTCGTAACAGATGCGTTCAGAATAGCCAGCTCTTGTGGATATTACAAAAAAACAAACAAATGCCAATGGACTTTAGTTATGAACAAGTACAGAAGTAAATACGAAGCTAATATAGCTAAGGATTTAAAAGCTAGAAGAATTAAGTTTGAGTACGAAACTATAAAGATACCTTACTATTTAAGTAAGAAAGGTAGATGTAAGTTTTGTTCATCTAGTGTAGTGTTTGTTCACAAAGTATATACACCTGACTTTATAATAGGTTCAATTATAGTAGAAGCAAAAGGTAGATTCACTTCAGTTGATAGAACTAAGATGGCTCAAGTGGTAAAAGAGAATCCAAGCCTTGACATTCGTATGTTGTTTATGCGTGATCAGTGGTGTACTAAAAAGAAAAGAAAAAGATATTCTGATTGGTGTAACGATCATGGTATCAAATTTGCTTTTGGTACAGCACTACCTAAAGATTGGTTAAAGGAGTCAAGAAAATGATGGATACACTTTATTGCATTTCCTGCGGTACTTGTAATCCTGAGTACAGAATAATTAAAGGAATGAAGTCCTGCAAGATTTGTAGAGATGGTGCTGTACTAACTGTCAATGAAATGATAGATGTTATTAATGACCTACAAGTACAGGGGTTATTACCTAACAACTTCTTGAGTGACAGAGTAGAGCAACAATTTCAACGAGGGGAGATAGATTTTGATGATGACCTCCTATCCGTTGAACAAGCAATAGCATTATCAGATGCCATGCGTGATATCTATGGTGATGAAGAGGAGTATTGATTATGAAAATATGCGTGATACCAGATACACAGGTTAAGCCTGATGTACCACTAGACCACTTGCTGTACGCAGGTAGGTACATAGCATCTAAGAAACCAGATGTAGTGGTAATGATAGGTGATTGGTGGGATATGGAATCCCTCTGTTCATACGATAAAGGCAAAGCATCTTTTGAAGGTAGGAGATATAAGAAGGACATAGATGCGGGTAACTTGGCTATGGACTTATTCTTACAACCTATCAGAGCAGAGCGTGAAAGGTTAAAAGTAAACAAGAAGAAACAGTGGAAGCCTCGTATGGTATTTACTATTGGCAACCATGAGCAAAGAATTGAAAGGGCTATTGAGAACGATTGTATCCTAGAAGATACTATAGGCTACCAGGATCTTAACTTAGATGATTGGGAAGTAGCTGACTTCTTACAACCCGTCATAATAGAAGGTGTAGCTTTTTCTCATTACTTTACTACTGGTGTTATGGGCAGACCTGTAACTAGTGCTAGGGCTATGCTCACTAAGAAGATGATGTCCTGTGTGATGGGTCATGTACAAGATAGAGATATAGCTTATGGTAAACGAGCAGACAACGCTAGACTAACAGGGCTGTTTGCTGGTATGTACACACAACACGATGAAGGTTACTTAGGCAATCAAGGTAACAGTTCTTGGAAAGGTATCTGGATGTTAAACGAAGTAGACAATGGTAGCTTTGATGAGTTACCTGTATCACTTAATTATTTAAAGAATAAGTATGGAGGATAAGATGACTAAAGTGGTTAAAGGTGTTAGCAACTTTCAATGGGGTGGAGATCACTATAGGAAACTACCTATCCAAGTATGGGATTTTATTGCTGCTAATAAACTAGATTATTTTCAGGGTAATGTAGTTAAATATGTATCCAGGTACAAAGAGAAAAATGGCTTAGAAGATTTAAAGAAAGCTAAGCACTACATAGATAAAATTATTGAAAACGACTATACGGAGTACGAAAAATGAACCAGTACCAACAGTACATAGCACTCAGCAGATACGCAAGATGGATACCAGAACTAAACAGAAGGGAAACTTGGAAGGAAACAGTTGATAGATACATGACTAATGTTGTATCTGATAAGGTAAGTAAGGATACTTACAAGCAACTAGAAGATGCAATCTATAACCTCAATGTCATGCCAAGTATGCGAGCAATGATGACTGCTGGTCAAGCTATGGAACGAGATAACACTTGTGCTTACAACTGTAGCTACTTAGCAGTAGATGACCCTAAATGTTTTGATGAAGCAATGTTTATCTTATTGTGTGGCACTGGTGTAGGTTTTAGTGTTGAGCGTCAGTACATTAGTAAGCTACCAGAAGTACCAGATGAGCTATACAAGAGCGATACTACTATAGTAGTTAGTGATAGTAAGGAAGGTTGGGCTAAAGCCCTTAGACAGCTAATCTCGCTGTTGTACGCAGGTGAAATACCTAAGTGGGATACACACAAGGTACGACCTTCTGGTGCTAAGTTAAAAACATTTGGTGGTAGGGCATCTGGCCCAGAACCATTAGAGGATTTGTTTACCTTTACTTGTGAAACATTTGTAGCAGCAAAAGGTAAGAAGCTATCTAGTATTCAATCCCATGACTTGATGTGTAAGATTGGAGAAGTGGTAGTAGTGGGTGGTGTTCGTAGGTCAGCTATGATCTCCTTGTCTAACTTATCTGATGATCGTATGCGTCATGCTAAGTCAGGTGATTGGTTTGTTTTAGATCCACAAAGAGGTTTAGCTAATAACTCTGTATCGTACACAGAGAAACCTGATATGGAAACCTTCCTTCGTGAATGGACTGCCCTGGTAGAATCTAAGTCTGGTGAGCGTGGTATCTTTTCTCGTGTTGCATCTAAGAAGCAAGCAGCTAAGAATGGTAGACGAGAACCTGACCATGAGTTTGGTACTAATCCTTGCTCTGAGATTATTTTAAGACCTAATCAGTTTTGTAATTTAACAGAGGTTGTAGTTAGAAATGATGATGACCTTGATACCTTAACTAACAAGACAAGACTAGCAACTATTTTAGGTACTATACAGGCTACCTATACTAAGTTCCCTTACCTAAGAAAGATATGGCAACGAAACACAGAAGAAGAAAGGTTGCTTGGTGTTAGTATGACAGGGATTATGGATAACAAGTTAGTGTCTACAGGTAAAGATGCTAAAGAAATATTGGAGCAACTAAGAGATGTTTCTATACAGACTAATAAAGAATTTAGTAAAAGATTGGGGATTCCACAATCTGCTG